GTGAAATAGTCGTGCTTCTTGGCGGATTTCCGAATGGCGAAACAGCTCGAGGGTGCGTCCGGGCCATCGTTGGTGAGCGTAGATACAGTGTCCACCAAATTTTCATCCCTAAACCATGTGTTATAGCAGAGGTTATATGCCCTGAAGGGTAATGCACTGACCTCTGTGCTATTCGGAACCAGTCCATCTGGTAATCCCATATAGGCCGCCAAGTAGGCCCAGGTATAGCTTCCTGAATTATGACTTACCGCAGATGCACTAGTCAGTATTGGAATCGTATAATCAGTATCTTGAGCCCCTTTGACATCGTGTTCACCCATGAAATAGGCCCAGTTATCCCAAAGGAGCCTATTAGGGACGAAGAAGAAAAAGGTTTCCAGTTCGATGTTATCCATGACTGGAGCATCGAGAGGAGAGAAGATCCGGCAGAAGCCGTTGAGACGGCAGGTAAAGGTGTCGCCGGGGAGTACCTCATCCACCAGGATGGGGTAGAGATAGGAGGCATCGAAGGCGGTTTTTAGACCGTGTGAACGGTCGAATTGTGAACGCCCGATGCGTACCTGGGGTTCTTCAGCGAATTGATTCACGTTGGGTCGGGAGACCCGTACCATATCAGCCATTTGTTTTTTCCGTTGGGAGGGTGGATTTTTCCACGAAAGTGATAGCGACGCCTAGAGATGTGGGGCCAATGCCCTCCAGGAGGGCGTTCATCGGGTTGAATTCACCGATGTGAAAGAGAGTGTAGTCCTCGGGGAATTTGTTGAACTGGTGGCCTTCTTTATTGATGATGGAGCGGAATTCCCTGAGAGCGAATTCGATCGAGGGAGCCACGAAGGGATCCAGGTAGGCCCCTGCGGCAGAGTCGTAGACGGTAAAGAGGTGCTTATTCATTAGATTTTGGCCCTTTGAGTGTAGAGTGCATCGCGAGAATTGTGAATTTTTTCTTTTGCTGTGAGTTTTTCGGGAGGAAGCCAGACGGCTTCCGAGTCCCGTTTGGCCTTAACCTCGGCCATGATTTTCGGATGGTTTTTTTCCATCCATTTGTCGTAGAAACGGGGTGGTTTGTATTCGCGGCCTTTCATAACCACGAAGTCTCGAGGGTATACGTCTCGCCAGAATTTTTCGATCCATCGTAGTCCGATGGCTGGACGGCGAGACATGCGGGAGAACTCCTGATGGAGTTCGACGAGTTCACCGGTTTCGGGATCGACCCGGGTATAAGCTTCGGGGTGGGCCGCTTTGGAGATTTTCTTTTGTACGTAGCCGGCTACGTAAGAGGCGGAGCCGGGAGTGACGGAGGAGAACTCTGAGTGGCCATGAGGCCAATAAGTTTCCAGAGTTGGGGACCGCCATACAGGATGGCGAGAATTAGAAGGAGCAGGACGCTTATCCAGAAGGTCAAGACCATACAGCACCGCATGGTAGTGTGGCCGTTTCGTAACGGAGCCGTATTCGCCGCAGGCGAAGTAGGAGATGCTTTTGGGAGGGTAGTCCCGGCGCATGGACTTAAAGAAGATCTGAAGATCTTCAGGAAATAGCGAACCATGTTGAGGGATACTTTCGTCATCATAGGTGAGAGTTAGAAACCAGGCGCTGGAGTGCATTTGGGTTTCGTGAAGTATCCGGAAGGCCCAGTCGCGGGCCTGCTTTGCGCGGCAGCCTTTGCAGTTGCCGCAAGGTACAGTTTGAGCCACCCAGATTTTCCGGCCATTGCCGTGAGGGGAGTCTTTGGGGACTCCTATTTCTATAGGGTGGTAACACGCCATTAGAGTCGGATGCCTCCTCTCATATTGTAGGCGTTGTAGTTGTTTTTGGATTTGATACGGCGAGCGCCGTTTCGGAAGGTTCGCTTGGAAGAGCGGCGGGACATTTTGCGTTTTCTCATGGAGTTTCTCCATTCGAGGGGTAGATCCCATGCCAGAGGCAGGGGGGAAGTGATGCGGCCACATCGACATGGATGTGATCCGCATAGATACCAATACGATTAAAGTCCACGGCGAGCAATGCTTTTAGGATGATGAGGCGCGTTTTTGAGTTGGTACAGAGAATGTCTACTGCTAGTCCTTTGCCGTGTGTTCGTTGATCGTTTAGTCGGAAGGTGGACGTGAGTATGAAGGGAGTCTCTGATTTTTCTCGCGCCCAATCGAGTTTGAGTAGGAGCTCGGTGGACATAGCGTCCGGGTTGGAGAATTCGGAGCGGTTGAAGTGGCGTAGGTATTGGTAGATTTGAGACATGTTTTGAGTCTCTTTTTGAGTGTAGAAGTTGAGCTGATTTGGGTCAGCTGGCACATATAAGACAAGTAAGGGATGTGCCAGGCTGGAGCAGAGCTCCAGGAGGGGGTCTCTGAGTCGCAGAAAATCTGCTCCCCAGAGGCCCCCTTTTTGTGTTACTCCGTGAACGGAGTTTTAGGGGTGATTGGTTGATACGGAATCATGTTTCGATTGATCATTTCAATCGTTAGCTGGCGCTGGAGGGTCCGGAGTTGGTTCCGCGACAGGTTCGCTAGCTCTTTCGGTAAGTAGTGATGCACGTTTCTCCGGATCGTGCGACGTATCCAGCCAAGTGGCCACGTCATGGTTGAATTCCTCTCGGATCTTTGAGGGTAGTTTCATGAATTCGGCTTCGGCCGCTTTAGCGTGCCGCATGACGTCGGCGAAGTCCGTGAAGGTTGAGACGTCGGCATAGGTTGCTTCGACTTTGTTTAAGTGTTCAATGATTCCGGTGTTGTTGTATTTGCCGATGATCTTCTTGATGTCGGTTTGGTCCGCATCGTACTGAACGGTACAGCTTGGAAGATCGTTGATGGTTTGGACGCGCGGGCGTCCTCGGTAGTCAAGATGTTCGGCCATTATTTGCCTCCAATTTTGGGCATGGATTGCATGATATACTTGATCCAGGCGAGAGTTTGGCCTGGAGACGACCCCGCGATATTTGCGAGGTTTTTTGCGTTTGGAATTTGAAGTTGTTGCAGCCGAGCGATAGCTGCGGCTGAGGTAGCTTCAGATTGAGCTTTGATGTTGAGGGGGCCGGGATGGAATTTTCCATCCGGTGTAGTGGTCCCCCACAGTTTATTGGCCTGTTGCAGGCCCCAGTTTTCGGTTTGAGTTTTCGCAGCTCGCGCGGCGGTTTCTTCGATTTGCCTTTTTACGAGCTTCAGTTGGGCCTGAACGGTTTTGGATTGAAGGGCAGAGCCGACAGCGGGGCTTAGAATGTCGTTTTGAGTGGCTGAGGCGCCGCCTGGAGTGCCTGCGGAGCCTTGGGAGTAGGCTAGGGCCGGATTGAGGCCCGCGGCCTCCATATCGGCTACAGCGGTTTGCCACTGAGTAGAACGCATGCGTTCTTGGAATTGGCGGTTTTTCTTGGCTTCTTGAGCTGAGGCTTGATTGGCCATATATCCGCCGGCGATGGAGGCACCAGCTCCAATCGCGGCGGGAATGTAAGCCCCCCAGTTGGTCCCCCCCCCAGGGGAGGGGGGGGTTGGATTGGTTTGGGGCAGAGGCATTAGAAGTTACTCCCAATAAGAGACGGAATGGAGTGGACCGGGATCGGTCTGGCGCATTTGTAATTGAACCAGACGTCCAGGAGGAAATCCGATGCCGTGTCTACCGTGGTGACCCGGGCCATAGGCGTAGCGTCCTCAATAAAGGTCTGATTGAGGGTAGGAGTGGTTGAGAAGTCTTCGGCAAGATGCCAGAAGGAGAGTGCCGAGGTAGCGTCAGGATTGAAAACGCCCGTGATCCGTGAGGGCTTGTGTCTGTATTCGGCCCAGCGTTCCTGGTAACCGAACGTAGCATCGTCTGTGGCGGGCGTATTCGTGACGAACAGTTCTTTGTTGAGCACAGATTGTTCGCCGAGATTGGCGAGAGCCGGGATGTAGAAATCATACCGAGTGGAGCGGGACCAGAGCTTGTCGAGGCCCTGGAAATAAGTAATGTCCCCGCGTGCTCGGACGAGGCCGAGAATGTAGCCATGTTCGGTGAAGGATTTAGCCCAGCCGTGGCCGTTAATAACGCCAGTGCCGAGACCTTTGAGCTCGCCCTGGTCTTCGGTGGCCGTGGCTGAGGTGTTGGCTACGGGGGAGATGTTAATGAAGGATTTTCCGCCCCCGAGATACTCGGGACGTTGGAGGCGGAAGTCTGGATTGGTGACACCGAAGTGTGATTTGATGAGCTCGGTGTAGCGGGTCCCGCCTCGCGCATCGCGCTCCAGGAGGCGTTGAATTGCTACGGACTCCCGTAGTGCGTTGATGGAGACGCCAGTTGCGGCGGTTAGATCAGCGTAGAGGCCCTGAGTGCCTTGAGTTCCGGCAGTTGCTGAAATATCGACCTGCGCGGCGGCGGTGTCGAGTTGACGGTCTGCGCCGTCGGTGTCGGAGTAGATGGAGATGTAATCTCCGATGTCGCCGGGGGCGTGAATGTAAGCTGTCCCAGCTAGGGCGACGGAGACAGGGTCGCCTTTTTGAAGGTAGGGTAGGGCTGACGTGAAATAGTCGTGCTTCTTGGCGGATTTGCGAATGGCGAAATAGCTCGAGGGTGCGTCCGGGCCATCGTTCGTGAGCGTAGATACAGTGTCCACCAAATTTTCATCCCTAAACCAGGTGTTATAGCAGAGGTTATATGCCCTGAAGGGTAATGCACTGACCTCTGTGCTATTCGGAACCAGTCCATCCGGTAGTCCCATATAGGCCGCCAAGTAGGCCCAGGTATAGCTTCCAGAATTATGGCTTACCGC